AAAACACGTTATGACCTTTTGGTCATAACTAAATAGCAGTACTTTTGTATTTGTATTGAATTAGAAATGATTTATGAATTATTTCTACTATCTTTCAGGGAGATTAAAAACACCCTCCATAGATAATAGTTTATGTTTTTGTTTTATAACGTAGTGTTTATTATATATATTTTTATATTATAAAATTTACCAAATAAAAATTGAGCGTTGTATGCGCTCCTATATGTAATTTATTTCCCCTATCTGTTTCAGAAGGGAAGAGGTTATCTATTGGTAGTAGATAACGATTGGATCGTGCCTTATTTTTAATTAACCCAAACATTTGTTAGGGGTTCAGAACCCTAATTTAAATTTATTTGAAGTTATTAATTATTTGATCGATCCTTTGTCCTCACAACTGTGAGGTGCCGATGTCACTCGGTAGATAATTTTAATTGACGCTATGCAGATTAGCACCTTCTGCCAGCTGGGTCGCTGTGAGACCATTCGGGCACGTAATTATGCACCCCTTTTTCTTTTTCTTAGCGACTTGCGACATGGCTACAACTAAAAGTTTAACGTTTTTTACCAATGAAGGTGTGGAAGGCAGTATATTAAATAAGCCTTGCCCACCAACTTATCGTTTATATGATCATGTTTATGAGTGTGAACAGTTATTTTTAAATGAAGATTGTTTACATTTACAATCTGAAGATTTTAAATTCTTCGATGTTGAGAGTTGGAACACTGTGTTTGATTCTGCAGTTGTTTCGTCTTTGTTGCAGAAACATGATACTGCAACTAAATTGATTGAAGATCTTTTGTGTTTATGTTATATCCTTTCTCGTGCTCGAGATAAGAAGGATATTTTATTTGCATGTATAAATTTTTTGAAACTTAGATCTGGCAATAGTTCTTTATTGCTTAAAACTGTTGGTTATACTGAAGATATTATGTGTTATATTACAGAGATTTTTTCAGAACCTGAAAATTTAACTTCAGATGATGAAGCTCTTGAGATGAGTATATTAGAACAGTTAGAATTACAAAGTGAGAATTTTTTGGATAAAACTAGATCAATTTTGTGTATGTATAAAAATTTGCGTTTTGGTCCTCTTTTCAAAAGATGTCAGAAATTAGTTATTTATTTAACAGCTTTTTCTATTTTCACACCGTTAGGTTGTGATTTGAAGACTTTAGGATATTCTCAGTTAGAAGCTGAAGTTGTTAAACGTAAAGTTTGGAAATCTGATGAAGCTATTTTTCATATTTTAGAGACATTACAATTTATATGTGAGCGTGGTTATTCCTGTTTTAAAACAGGGAGTATCGATGCTTTATTTCATTCAGGATCATCTTATGATGTTTTTTATTGTGATTATCAAAAAATTAAAAAATGGCATCCTCTTATTGGTCATCAACATTTGATGGACCTTGAAAAGATTACTGAACATGCTTTTTTGGCTTTATTGGATTCTTGTATAGAAAGAGGTGAATCCATTAATAAATATATTAAAAATGATAGTGTAGATAGGAAGATAGTTCAGTCAGCAATGAATGAACTTTATATGATTAGATGTCATCATCTTAATATTAAGAATGCATTGCAGGATAGACAAGCTCCATTTCCAATTTTACTTTATGGGGATTCAGGTATAGGTAAAACTACGCTTACGAATCTTTTATATTGTCATTTTGGAAAACGACGGAATCAACCCGTTGGGGATGAGTATAAGTATGTAAAAAATCCTGTTGCCAAATATTGGGATAATTTTCGTAGTAATATGTGGTGTGTTGTATTGGATGATATAGCTTTTATGCGACCAAATATCGCTCAAGCTGGTGGTGATAAAACTTGTATGGAAATGTTACAAATTGTTAATAATGTTCCTTTTGTTCCAGATCAAGCATCTTTAGAGCTCAAAGGTAAAATGCCTTTGAAGTGTGAATTAGTTATAGGTACTACTAATACGCCGCATTTAAATGCGTTGTATTATTTTGCATGTCCTTCTGCGGTTCAGAGAAGATTTCCTTATATTTTAGATGTTAAGGTTAAACGTGAGTATTTGAATGAAGCTAATATGTTAGATTCTAGTAAAGTCCCTGCTAATTTGGATTCTTATCCAGATTATTGGGACTGGACTGTTAAGAAGATTCTGCCTCAAACTACACGTGCGACTTTTCAAACGTTAGCTGATACTCAAATAATTTTGGATAATGTGTCCTTAAGAGAGTTTTTGATTTGGTATAATTCTGCTATTGATGAACATTTCTCTAATCAAGAGAAAAGTTCTGATTCAGTGGAAAATATTAAAAGTGTTACTCTTTGTGATTTGTGTTGCCTTCCCAAAAATTTATGTTCCTGTGAATTGCAGGCCATGGATGATTTGGAAAGTTACGTATGTTTATATTTTGCTTTTGCATGTTATATATTTTTACAGTCTATTTATTATAGATATTTTACGTTTTTTGGGAGATATCAACGTATTGTAAATGTGTGTGTAAAGCCAGTTTTCTTTTCTTGGTTTTGGACTAAGGTTTACTTAGCGAAAGTATTTCCAAATTTTATTTTGAGAAGAATTAATTCTTATTCGTATTGGTTAGAATTTCATTATGAATCCTATATTCGGAAAAATGCTAGAGCATATTGGAAACTTTTAGGAGCTAAAGCCGCTTATACTATAGCGCAACCGCGCTTTTTGTGTAATGCAGTTTTAGTGATTACTGGTCTTATGTGTGCTTATAGATTATTGAAACCATCGAAAGATAGTTTTGAAGAATTTGCTAATGATGAAGAAGAAAAAATTATTAGTGGTAATTATATTTATAGCAGTAGAAGAGTTACCGATGTAGATCTCCAAGTGAAAGAAGGTAAAGTCCCTGAACCAAAGAAGGAAGAACCATTGAATGTTTGGTATAATGATAATTTTGAATTACACCAGATGGATATGGGAAATCTATCTTTGGGATGGAATCAGCTTTCTGATGAAGATTGCCATAAGAAACTTGCATTTAATTGTGTATATTTGTATATGAAAATATGTGAAGGTAAGTGTAGGCGTACTGCCGCAGTTTGTGTTAGTGGTCAGATTTATTTAATTAATTCACATTTTTTCAAAGATGTGAATGGTGATATTGAAATTAAAGTTGGTTATATGTCTGATAAACAAGGAGTGAATTCAAATATTAGTGTTTGGTTTAATACTAGTAAAATAGTGTTTAAACCAAATAGTGATTTGTGTTTATTGGAATTACGTGGATTGCCTCCACGTTTAGATATAACTAGTTTATTTTGTTCTGAGAATTTTGATGCAAAGTTGGAAGGTATGTACCTTCGACGTAATTTTGATGGAGCTTTTCAAGCGAAATCTGTTAGAAGAATTAGACAAATTAGGAATCATTTTGATGCTAAAACAGAATGTACTATGGATGTTTGGGCAGGTTTAACTGTCTCAGGTTGTTCATATGGAGAGTGTGGTTCTTTATTATATGCCCGTACTGGTTTTGGACCAGTTTTATTAGGTTTACATTTTTTGGGTAATGAAAACCTTGCGGAGATTCGGGCGATTAAAGTTACGAAAGAATTTCTTATTGAAAGTGTCCGCAAAATGAGTGAACTCCATATTCAAGGAGGACCACTCGTAGTTGATGCACCTAGTGTTTCTTGTGAGCTTGTTGATTTACATAAAAAGTCTGCTTTTCGTTTTTTGAACGAGGGTAGTGCTAATGTTGTGGGGTCTTTGACCTTACCGAGAGCTCATGGGAAATCACGTGTTGAACGAACCCCAATGAATGAGTATCTAACCAAGAGAGGGTACTCAGAAAAATATACTGCACCAGATCTTAGATCTTGGAAACCATGGCATTTAGCTGCCAAGGAAATGGTGCAACCGGCGAATAAATTTAAACCTTCAGTTTTAGAAGCCTGTCAAAAGGCATTTAGTTCTGATATCTTGGAAGCGATTCCCAATCAACTTCTTAAAGATAGTGTTTATGTTTATGATGATTTTACGGCTATTAATGGCGCAGCCGGAGTAACCTTTGTAGATAAATTGAATCGTAATACATCAATGGGTCATCCATATAATCGATCCAAACGTTTCTATATAAATCCTATAGAAGCGCGAGGTGAAAATTTGGACCCTGTTGATTTTACTGAAGAGGTGAAACAACAAATCAAATTTGTAGAAGATAATTATATCAGTGGGAAACGATATAATGCCATTTTTCGGGCAAATCTTAAAGATGAACCCGTGACTTTTTTAAAGGCTGAACTTGGTAAAACCCGTGTTTTTGCGGGTGCTCCTGTAGCATGGAGTGTAGTCAATAGAAAGTATACTCTTTCTTTGATTCGTTTGATTCAGTCTAATCAGTATATTTTCGAATGTGCATGTGGAATAATATGTCAATCCCTTGAATGGGATATTATGAGAAAATATCTGACCAAGCATGGTGAAGACCGTTTAGTAGCTGGGGATTTCGAGAAATTTGATAAACG